GCCGATTATGCATTCCATACCCTAGCAGTCTCTGGATTGCTCAGAACTGGAATGGGTGTTCAGTACGTGCTGGATATATTCAACAAGGCGGATGAAGAAGCCGACATCTTCTCATTCAACAAGGTGATTTCCAGAGTGCTTAAGCATCATATTAAGGATGGCACGAAAGCTGGAGAGACTTGCCCTAGTTGCGGTGCTGATATGATATTCACCGAAGGCTGCAAGAGTTGCACATGTGGTTATTCGAAATGTTAAATTTTATCCGCATGTACTAGAGTTACAACCTCCACCTAAATATAGGTGGAGGTTTTTTATGATATGTCAACTGTGCGCAGGTGAGTCTAATGACTTTAATGATGCATGCGGTGAATTCACTAGACATTTGGAGAATTTTCATCACATCACTCGATCTGAATATGTAGTCATTACTGAACATGGAGGAATTCCTCCCATGTGCGAATGTGGATATTGTTCTGAAGATTCAGAATATTATAGAAGAACTTTTAGACGATTTGCAAAGGGACATAATACTTTCAAATGGCGTAATGATAATTATACTAGAATTCATAATCCTCAATGTATATTATGCGGAAATCCTGTAGAATTTCGTAGAGATAAGCCTAATAAATTATGTAAAGCATGCCTAGATAGTGATGGGGTTGGATTCGCCTCAAATAAAGTGCAAGCGGCTATTACAAAATCAGTAAGTGAAAAGTATGGCGTCAATAACATAATGAAAGTGGACCATGTAAAAGATAAACATCTGAAATCTATCGAATCTAGAGTTAAAACATATGAACGACATTCTTTAGATGTATTAAAAATAATATCGGAGTCTGCAAAGAATCTATGGAAAAATCAAGAATATAGAGATAATGTAATACCTAAGTTAACGGCTGCATGTAGAAGTCCTAAAGAACGACGTAGACGAAGTGAACATGTAATAAATCGAATAATAAATGAACCCGGTTACTTAGATAAGTTAGTATTGAGGTTAGGTGGAACTGGAAGGCTATCTAAATTACACTTAAATTTTAGAAATTTACTCAATTTATCTGAAATCGGATTTGAATCTGAACAACAGATTAATAGATATGTTGTGGATGAATTACATCGAGAATCTAAAACTATAGTAGAGATTAATGGAGATTATATTCACGCAAACCCTGAGATGTTTGATGCTGATGCGATAATAGTGACAAAGAATACCAGATATAGTGCATTAGAGAAGTGGATCTATGATGACAATAGGAAAAGATTTCTAGAATCTAAAGGATATAATGTAATTATTGCATGGGAGAGTGATCTGAAAAATCCAAGTAAGTTGGATGACATTAAACAAATGATTGAAGAATCAGTAAATAATGTCTGCTAAATATTCAAATGGCATATACTCCATTTGAAGAACAAGAATCCCCCATTAAAAGACCAGCAAGCGAAGGAGGCTGGCATCAGGGTGTGTATAAAGTAAGAAATGCGTCAAAATACATGTCTACAAAGCCTCCTGTATTCAGATCTAGTTGGGAATACAATATTATGTACATGTTCGACACCAATGCGAACATATGTAGATGGGGTTCTGAGATCATAGAAATCCCATACATCAATCCCATAGATGGAAATCCCCATAGATACTTTGCAGACTTTTTCGCAGAATTTAAGGACGAGAGAGGTCAATACAAAAAGTGGGTTATCGAGGTTAAGCCCTTGGCTAAATTAAGCCCTCCTAAACAGAAAAAGAGAACTAAGACGTGGGCTTACCAGATGAATGAATATATGATTAATACTGCAAAGTGGAATGCGGCAGGCGGTTTCTGCTCTAAGCGAGGATGGGAATTTAAGATTTTCACTGAAGAAGAGATTAAAGCTCTTGATAGATTCGTTCCTAGTAGCAGATGAAGTTGTTAACATGAAGGTAAAGGGTCTGTAAGGCGGTCCTTACATTTTGATTGGAGAATGAGATGGAGATCGTAGAAGGAAATCTCCTCGACGTTCAGCACGGGATAATTGTACATCAAGTCAATTGCCTAGGCGTTATGGGTCGAGGATTAGCTGCGCAAATTCGAGCGCGTTATCCGAGTGTATTCAAGGAATATCATAAGCTATGCAAGACAAAGGTAGGTTCTGAGGATGAATTGTTAGGGACTATTCAATTAGTTCCCATCAAAGACAATCCTGCATTGCGCGTTGGTAATCTATTTGGGCAGTGTTCTTTCGCTGGACCGGGGGTTCACACCAATTATGATGCAGTTCAAACAGCACTTGAGAAGTTATCGTTCATCAATACGAGAAAGCTCCCAGTGTATTTTCCATACTTGCTAGGATCTGATTTGGCTGGAGGTCATTGGCCTACTGTGAAATCAATCATAGAATCAACACATCCTAATGCTACGATAGTCGTGCTACCAGAAAAGGTTCAGGCTCTCGGAGATAATTGGAAGAATGTAATTTAACTTTAGGTTGAATTAGATGGATTACACTAAAAAGAACACATTTGCCGCCTTTGTGAATGTTCATAAGGGCGATAAATTTTGGGTTGATGGTCATTTCGAATTCTCCCAAGATAATCCTACATTGTTTAGGTTCAATACTAAGGAAGAGAAAGCTATTGCACAAGAAGTAGCTCAATCGTACTTGGATAATTGGGGTTTTGAGGCGGTTGAACTGGTAATCTTTGAAGTGAAGTCGAGACATTCGATCAATCTAAAGAAACGAACACAAGAAGAAATTGATATTGCTAGGGAAAAGCATTTAGCTGAAGTTGCTAAGTTGCGAAATGAATACGAAAATGAAGTTTCAGGTACTCAGGAGCCGAAAGAAGAACCTCCCGCAAAGAAGCGAGGACGAAAGCCCAAGGCGACTGCTACAATACCTACATGACTATCAAACTCAACCTTTCGCAACGTCTCTGGCTTATCGAAGCTATCGGTAGCCTACCCTCTTCCACTGCACTTATCAAGGAAGCTGACGGTTTCATTGGCCTCTTGGCCCCTAAGGACGCTGAAGTCTCTGTAGAAGGTCTTAACTTTTCAGCTAGTGAAGCTGGATTGACTTGGGATCTTGAAGTTGAAGCCAAGACGATCCCTCAACTTGAAGTAGAAATTCCCACCTTGACGTTTGATGCGTTGAAGGTTAAGTATTCTACTCGATTGAAGGATCCTACTGCTCTAGACTTGGAGATGCTCTCTATTCTAGGGTTTTAAGAGGTCCAAATGATCGACTTTAGTCTATCTGTTAAATTGCAAATTGGAGGTACGAGTCGCAGTTCAAGCGACTCTGCTTCATTATTGTCCAAATTTAAGTTTTGGGCTAAGGACAAGTACGTGGAAATCTCTGATTTCATTTCATTCTTGAAGAATGACGTGTCAGAGAACTATCGAATCACCTTTGATGAAGGTTTCGATGCGTATATGATTTTGTATGAGAAGAAGTTTGATGAAGGCTTCTATTCGAATGCAAATAATCCAAGGGACTGGTTCTATAAAACTCATGACGTTGCAGGAAATCCAATTGCTGCGTTTGTGGTCCCTGAAGTTTACGTAGAGAATTCGATTCAGCGTATGGAGGGGTTGCAGATGACCCCTACAGATACACTACAGTCTACTTCGATTGCCGAAATATACATAACGAATTGCGATGAAGCAAATATAGATCCATACATTCAGCTTAGGATGTCATATCTTCCAGACGGTACTGGAATTGTATGGTATGGCAGACGATCCAAATATGAAATCGATTCTGCGTATTTTGAGAACTTCAACCAGTCATTCGCTCAAGAAATTGAAGGCATTAATGAATGGTTGGCAAACCACCCCGACGAAGAGCCAGACCCTATAGATCTTGTTGTGATTCAGCGAAGAGAAGAGATGAGACAGGCTCAGGAAAAACACAACCTAAGAAAGCGCCGACGTGTACAATCAACTAGAAACTAATGTACTCAATAAGTTCTTTACCAATTTAGACCGAGATGTCTATGCCGCCACTGATGCAATGCCAACTTCATTGTGGGCGTTCTTAGAGGGTGGTTATTCTAGGTCTAATCTCACAATGAGAGATAGATTCCTTGCAATTTTCAAGGAAATGACCGGAAGTGACGAGGGTTATAATTCTCTCTTAGGTGAATTGGCCGGAGATGAGTCTTCTTCTAAGGTGTATTCGGAAGTTCTGGCTAAGGCTGAGAATTTCATGCGTAAATGGGCTGTTGATTACGGCCATAATTCGCTAAAGGATTCTGCAGTAGATAGACTCGCAATCGAAAACGTGTCGATTCGAGCAACGAAAATTCTGGAGAATTCTTCGCTAGGTGCTTTCCAAGAGAAGTCAACTCGGTACATGGAT